AGGTGCTGCCGATCAAGTTGCCTACACTTACAAGAAGTTGGGTGGTGATGTCCTTGACATCGAACTTACGGTCGGCAACGTCTATGCTGCTTATGAAGAGGCGGTTTTAGAGTACACTTACCACATCAACAAGCATCAGGCCAAGAATGTCCTTGGAAGTCTTTTGGGCTTTGCAACAGGAACATTCGACCACGATGGGCAGATGACCGGAGGCGATGCTTCTGGTTCTGCTGTAAACCTAAAGTACCCAACCTTCAAGGTTGGTTATGCTCGTCGTGTTGGTGAGGGCTTCTCCGAGGAAGCAGGCGTTGGCGGAAACAACACTTTCTATTCTGCTTCTTTCGCCCTGACAGCCGGCGTCCAAGACTACGACCTACAGACTATTATTTCAAGATCCGCTACGACGAACACAGAGCCAGCAACAGGTGGTGCTGTGCCTTATGCCAACTTGGTCGGCAACAAGAAGGTTAAGATCCACAGGGTCTTCTACAAGACCCCAGGTTCTATGTGGAGGTTCTATGGTTACTATGGTGGCCTAAATGTTGTCGGCAACTTGAACTACTATGGTCAATACTCGGATGACACAACATTCGAGATCATTCCTGCTTGGCAGAATAAACTTCAGGCTATGGCTTATGAAGACCACCTTTGGACCAGGCTTTCGCATTACTCTTTTGAACTGTTCAACAACAAATTGAGGATCACACCGATCCCAGAGGGTTTTGTGACTCATATGTGGGTTCAGTTCACCATTGACCAAGATCCGTGGACAGAGGACTCGGATCGTAAGAACGGCACAGACGGCATCAACAACATGAACTCTTTGCCGTTTGACAACATTCCTTACCAAAACATCAACGCTATTGGTAAGCACTGGATTCGTCGCTACGCCCTTGCTCTTTGTAAAGAAATGCTGGGCCAGATCCGAGGCAAGTTCAGCGGCAACATTCCGATTCCTGGTGACAGTGTAACCCTCAACTCCAGCGATCTCCTAAGTCAAGCAAAGGACGAGCAAACTGCTTTGAAGGAAGAGCTTGTCAAGATCTTGGACGAGATGACTTACAAAGCACTTGCGCAGCAGGACTCTGAACTTATTGCTGCTATTGACAAGGTAAACTCTAACATTCCAATGATGATCTTCCAGGGGTAACTAAATGAAACTATTGCTTGAAAATTGGAAAGATTATGTCAAGAGCCCAGGAGAGGAGCGCGAGTGTCTTACCCCCGGTGCCATCTACGATATGGATATAAGCCCTAATGTTGTGGGCGTAAAAGTTCGACTTCCAATGAATATCGACATTACTGAAGAAGAGGCCAAGCAACTAGAAGACGAAATGCATGATGCTCTTGAGGCAATCTTGTCAAAGTATTTTAGGAACAACTAAATGGCACAAAACAAGTGGACACAACCAGACGCCCCGCCTCCTCCTCTTTTCACAGGAAAGAAGGAGCGAGATCTTGTAAAACAAGTCAATGATGAACTTATTGAAAGGGTCATCGGCCAAACCGTTGTTTACTACCCAATAGACGACAAGACCACCAACTACCACCCGATCTATGGCGAGGCAATAAGAAAGAACTTTCTTCCTCCTGTAAGGGTTCATGCTCTTGTCGAGTGGGAAGGCACAAAGACAGTTTACCAGCAAAACATTGGAATCGACAGAACTGCTTCCATTGTTGTCCATTTTCACAAAAGACGCTTGACCGAGGACCAAGACCTTTTTGTCAGAGAAGGCGACTTTGTTCTTTATGGCGATCTTTACTATGAAATCGTTACACTCGAAGAGCCAAAACAACTCTACGGTCAGATCGACCACCTACTAGAGATTTCAGCCAAGTGCGTCAGAGCACGAGAGGATCTATTCGATGGCAACTAAATACGACCACACAGGAATAGAAGGGGCAAACGGGAACCTAAAAGAGATCCCGTTTATGCCTTCTACTATTGAAAACATCGACACAGCGATCTTCAACTTCATAAAAGATGAACTGGCTCTGCAAACAGAAACAAACAAAGGCAATGTCCGTGTTCCTGTTCTATGGGTCGCAGCAGAGCGCTCACACCAAGTAAAGAATAGAGACGACCAAGACATCCGAGACAGAAAGGGAAAGTTCATTCTCCCCCTAATGTCGCTCGAAAGATCGTCTATGACAAAAGACCCTGCTTTTAAGGGAACCTTTCAGGCTCACTTGCCAGACTTTGGTAAAGGGCTCCACAGAGTCCGCAGGGTCAATGTTCCAGCAGCAAGGCGAATAAACCAAGGCAAGACATCAAACTTTATGAATGCTTTCTCAAAGAGACGCTATGGTGCTGGCAACGATGTGGGAGCCGGCCAACTAAACTTCCCGATCAAAACAAAGACGGACAAGAGCCGTGTTGTTTATGAGACGGCTTACATGCCTATTCCTATTTGGGTCAACGCGATGTACTCCCTTCGCATCAGAACGGAGTATGTTCAGCAGATGAATGATCTAACGCAGCCTTTCTATTCCTTTACAGGACAGGCTAACTCTTTCTTCATCACAAACGAAGGTCATAGATACGAAGCCTTTGTCGAGGGCGACATCTCTTACAGCAACAATGTCGCGGATCTCGGTGAAGATGAAAGAACCTACATCACAGACATCAAGTTCAAAGTCCAGGGTTACTTGATGGGCGAGGGCAAGAACGATCCAAAGCCAAAGTTTACCACAGTAGAAAACTATGTAGATGTGAAAATTCCAAGAGAAAGAGTAATCTTGGGAGACATAAACACCTTCCTAGACGACGACGAAGGTTTTTATAGAGAGTAAAGGTGGTTGCTCCTATAATAGACTATTTATTATGAGAAACGCATTGTAGTATGAATGCTGCACAAGGAGACTAATAGATGCCAGTTGACAAGTTTAGATTCGTTTCCCCAGGTATTTTCCTAAACGAAATCGATCAGTCCCAAATCCCAGCCCTACCCGAAAACGTCGGTCCCGTTATCGTTGGCCGCACTGAGAAGGGACCGGGTATGATCCCAACCAAGGTCCGCTCTTTTTCAGAGTTCGTTGAGATCTTCGGAAACCCTATTTCCGGTCTTGGCGGTGTAAGTGATGTCTGGCGTGAGGGCAACTATTCTTCTCCTACCTACGGTGCGTATGCAGCACAGGCTTACCTCCGCTCTGGCGTTGGACCTGTCACATTTATTCGCCTTGTCGGAACACAGCACCCAGACGCTAACGCTGACGGTAAGGCTGGTTGGCAAACAGAGAAGGAACCAAGTACAGCACTTGGAACAAATGGTGGACCGTTTGGTTTGTTTGTTATTCCTTCCGGCTCAGATGCTGTTAGTACAACTGGAGCGCGCTCAATAGTGGTAGGAGCAAACACTGGGTCTCTTGCTGCTGTTTGGTACATGAACACTGGTTCTTGTCTAGTACTTTCTGGCGCCGCACCGGACGGAGCCTATATTGAAGGTGTTGCTACTGCTATAAGGGCAGATGCTAATGGTGAATTTAAGGTAAGAATTCTTCAAGGCACTGGCGCCGGTACTGAAATTGAAAATGTTACATTTTCGTTAAATGAGTCTAGCGACAAGTTTATTAGAAAGGTCTTCAATACAAACCCACAACTCGTCAATACTACTATTGAGGGAACTACATACGATAAACCTTATTGGCTAGGCGAAACATTTGAAGGGTTTTTAAACGTCTCTGGCCTTACTCCGACTGGAACAGGTAGTATTGGCGTTATTCTCCCGCTTGTTTCTGGTTCCACAAACATTGGAAACCACGAGAAGCGAATGGCTTACCGTGATGCTCACACTGGCTGGTTCTTTGGACAAAACCTTTCTGCCGACACCAGTAGTTACACCTATGATGGAATGCAAAAACTATTTAAGTTTGTCGGCATCAACGGCTACGGTTCCTGGCTACAAGAGAATGTCAAGATCTCCATCGACAACATACGCGCTTCTGCAAATGAAAATGTTCCATACGGTACTTTTGATGTCGTTCTTCGTAGAGCAAATGATAGCGATCTTCGCCCTGTTGTTTTAGAGCGTTTCTCCAACTGTAACTTAAACAAGAACTCTCCTAACTATGTTGCCGCAAAAATCGGCGATATGTCAATGGAATGGGATGCAGTAGAGAAGCGATACCGTGACTTTGGTGATTTTCCAAATGTTTCGCGCTATGTCCGTGTTGTAATGGACCAGCAGTTTGATGCAGGTGCACCCAACGAAGCACTTCTACCATTCGGCGTCTATGGACCACCTGCTTTCCCTGACTGGTCTTATACTTCTGGTAGTACCACTGAAATTAATGCCTATGTTCGCGGATCTGGCTCGGTGCCAGATGCTCTGATCGATGCTAATGCAGATGGAAGAATTATTTATATTACAGCCGAGTTAGCTGAATTTAACATCACTTATCCACAGGTTGGTATTCGCGTAAGTGCGTCTACAGCCGCTGGTACCAATGTTGATGGTGCGGATCCTACAACGAACGCCTACTTTGGTCTACAAACTACAAAGACATTAACATCTAATGTTTTTGATACAGGGTATGCTGACTACCTTAGAGCATTTGGTAATGAAATTATTGCAGATAGCGATTGGGTTGATACATTTGGAAATGGCACCCTGCCTGGCGGCCTATCCCACCAGTGGATCTTCAGTTTAGACGAAATTATAGTTTCAAAAGGCACGAACTTTGATGACGCTACTCCAACCAGTAATATTGACAGCGCAGCCTGGTCGTCCGGCTCGATGGTTGCGGGTACCTCATGGACCGCTTCTGGCTCTGGCGGGTCTACATTAACTGCTGCTCGCTACCAAAATGTTCTTGACTCCAAGATCAACCGCTTCACTTCACCAATGTTCGGCGGCTTTGACGGCCTAGACATTACAGAGCGTGACCCGTTCCGTAACTCTCTTATTAGCGAGAATCCGACAGAGCAGAGCAGCTATGTTTACTACACACTTCGTCGTGCAGTCGACACTGTTGCGGATCCAGAGGTTGCCGAAATGAATCTTCTAAGCATCCCAGGTATCACTGACGATCGAGTTACAGATCACATCATCCAGACTGCCGAGGGTCGCGCTGACACTCTCGCTGTCATCGATGTTGAGGGCGGTTTCAGGCCACGTCACGAAGCAGACGCTACACGCTCTGCTCGTAAGGGCAACCTAAGCACTGTTCTTTCTAACATCAAGGCAAGAAACCTAAACAACTCTTACGGTGCTGCTTACTACCCATGGGTTAAGGTCCGCGACACTGTTAACGGCGTTCTCCTTGATGTTCCGCCATCTGTTGTTGCTCTCGGTGGTC